AGAGATGAAACAGATCGCTGATGAAGAAAGAAACAATGTAATAGGCATGTTCAAAAATGCCGTTGAAGAAGAGAAAGAATGGGCAGAGTATCTGTTCAGTGGTGGTTCTATGATTGGTTTGAATGACAAACTACTCAATCAATATGTTGAGTGGATTGCTAACAAGAGAATGAAAGCTCTTGGGTTTGATCCTATCTACGATCAACCATTAAGAAACAATCCATTGCCTTGGACACAACACTGGATCTCATCTAAGGGATTACAGGTTGCACCACAGGAAACAGAGGTCGAATCCTATGTGGTTGGTGGTATCAAACAAGATATCAAGAAGAACCAGTTCAGCGGATTCAAACTGTAGACTAAATAATATAAAAGTAGTCCTGTAAAGAATGGCTAAGCAACAAATTGGTGTAGGTTCTGCCAGTAATGACGGAACAGGCGACACCCTGCGACAAGGAGCAGTAAAGGTAAACGCAAACTTTAGCGAGATATACTCGGTATTTGGTGATGCGACTAATTTGGTAAGCTTTGCTAAGACTTCTGGTATCTCTAGTGACTCTAATAAGTTTGGTGGTCAGATACCTTCTTTCTATCAGGATGCAACTAACTTAACCTCTGGTTTACTTTCACCCGATCGTTTACCAGAGGTTGTTGTAGCGACTGCTTTTAGTGGTGGGTTGATAGGAAGTGTAACTGGTAACGTTACAGGTGATCTCACTGGTACTGCATCTACATCTGTCAATGCTGCGGTTGCATATGCCGTAACTGGACAACCAGATCTCTTAGCAAGGGATATAGTTGCAGTCAGTATTGCTTGCACCAATGTTATAGGTGATCTTACTGGGGCTGCAGCGTATGCTCAGACTGCTGGACTTGGGAACTATGCTTTCGTAGCGGGTCTTTCTACAGACTCTCAGAGGTCAGTCTATTCTCAAGTCGCTGGTGTATCTACTGTATCTGGTTATGCAACCACTGCTGGTATCGCCACTCTTGCAGTCAACTCTCAAGGACTGACTGGATCACCTGATATTGTTGTTGGTCTTGCTAGTGGAACATTCAAGGGTGATGGATCTCAACTCACTGGAGTTGTTGCTGCATCTGCTGGTATCTTCGTCAAAGATAACAATACTAATATTGGTATCGCTGCTACACTAAACTTTGGATATGGTGCAACAGTATCACCTTTATCTGCTGGTATTGTTACAATAACTTCTGTCCCTCAATACGATCAATTAGAAATTTCTGGTGTCTCTACATTTGCTGGGGACATCAAACCGAATGGAAATATTACAGGTGATGGCAACACAGTTATAACTGGTGTATCATCTGCTTACATCACTGATGTTCATGGTGGATTGATTGGAAATGTAATCACCGCAGCACAACCAAATATTACATCACTAGGCACTCTAACTTCATTGAATGTCAGTGGTGACGTAAGTATTGGTGGAACATTAACATACGAAGATGTAACTAATATCGATTCTGTTGGTTTGATTACCGCAAGATCTGGTATGGTTGCAACTGGTGTCGTAACTGCGACAGCATTTAGTGGACCTCTGATCGGAAATGCAGACACTGCTACTAGTTCTGGAACCGCAACTACGGCTACCAGAGCAAATAACATTGCAGTTGTCGATGAATCTACAGATACAACATGTAGTGTGTTGTATACTAATGCTGCCTCAGGTTATCAGGCTGCCAAAACAGGAACTAACTTACTGTTTGATGCAGCACAGGGAACTCTAAAACCAACTAATATTAACGCAACTGGTATCATAACTGCTAGTTCATTTAGTGGTAATGCTACGAGTGCCACTCAAGCTACCACTGCAAATGTAGCATCTGCTGTTCTCTTAAGTGATGAATCCTCAGACACCACTTGTTTTCCTACATTTGCTAACTCAGGAATAGGTACACAGTCATTGAAGACTGGATCTAATTTATATTTCAACTCTAGTACAGGTCAGTTATACGCTACCCAGTTCAATGGATCTGGAGCGGGTCTTTCTAATATACCAGGCTCTGCTATCACTAATCTGGATAGTAGACCAAACTTTAAGTCCACTCTGTACACCACAAGAACTACTTTCCAAGCAAGTGGTGGTAACTTTGTAACTGCTCCTTTCAGTGTGACTATTACTCCCACATCAGCAGATAGTAAGATTCATATTACTGTGTACATGTGTGGTGAACCTCAAAATATAAATCACTACAATATCATATATGGAATAAGAAGATCTATCTCTGGCGGTTCTACAACTGATCTAAACTATCCAGGCTCAGGAGATAATAGGAAGGCATCCATGTTATCTAACTACTGGGAACAGAGTTACAAAATTCAGAATGTTGTCTATGATTATGTTGATACCCCTGGCACTACAAATGCAGTAACCTATTATCCAATAGTAAGTGGTGGTCAGATTACTGGTACTTGGACTTACTATATCAACAGAGACGATGGTGGTTTTAATTACTCTAGTTACAGAGTAAGTGGTAGTCACATTAACGTAATGGAGGTAAAACCCTAATGGCAACTTACAATCACGAAGCAATCCATGCAGCATATCCAGATAAAAATTTACTGATTCAAGATGATATTGGTATATTTGATAGAGATATCAGTGACACTACACCGTTTGAAATAGATCAAGCTTTAGTTGATGCTGCAGCAGTCATAACAGACAAAGAAAAACAGAACGCTTACCATAAGTACATGCGTGAACAAGAGTTTCGTGCAGTTGCAGACCCAATGTATTTCAAAGTGCAAAGAGGTGAAGTGACACAGGCAGAGTATGACTCAAAGGTTGCAGAAATAAGAGCAAAGTATCCGTATATATAATAGGATAATAATATTTTACTATGGCAGACACAAAGACTCCTCCCAAAGAGGATAAGCCAAAAGGTCTAATTGGTAAATTAAAAGAAGCTGCGGAAGACAAAGAAGAGCAGATGATGATCCTGAGTACATTTGTACGGCTAGGCATCTTAGTCTGGAGTGGTGCGATATTAACTCTCGCATACGTTGAATTGCCACCAGCTCTTAAAATACCAAAACAAGATCTTGATCCAACTTTCATAGCATCTGTCTTTACTGGCGTGCTAGCAACTTTCGGCGTTCAAGCTGGAAAGAGTAAAAGTAATGGTGGATCTAATGGTGGTGGTGCAAACATATCTAAAAAAGATATGGAGATTCTTATTGAAAAGGCATCTCAGACTGCCCCTGCACAGGTAGTTCGTATCGAACAAGCTCCTGTAAAAATTGTCCCTGATCAAAAATAAAAATGTTACAAAAAATCGTAAATGGAATCGCTATCGCAAGTGGTATTGTATCTCTCACCGTTGTGGGTACTGCTGGTTATCTATATCTTAACAAGGATGCTATTCTCCAAAACGTCAAATCTAAAGTGATGGAATCTGTCTTACCAGGCGGACTTGGAGGTGTTGGAGCATTGAGTGGTGCTGCTGGTTTAGGACTACCATCACCATCGACACCAGTGCCTGATGCGTCTGCTCCAGAATCTCCTTCTATTCCACCAATATCTTTTTAGTATCTCCTTGATACTAAATAGTTGCTCATAGTCACGCAAGGAGGAACCTTGATGGACGAAGACAACGAACTCTGGTTTGACTTCAACATGAACTATACTTCTGTTAAGCAAGTCTACACCTCATTATGTTTTCATTTGGAGAAATGGCCTGGAAACAGTATCGATCCAAACGAACAAGAACGTTTACAGGAATTAAAATCTAATTTCTATAAACTTATGCTTGAAAAACAGTACATTTGTGAGTAAATTATGAACATTAGAACATGCCCAAGGTGCGAAGCTAAATGGATAGACGAACAATTATATTGGTCAACAGGCAAAGAAGGTGATCCTCATGATCTTGCAGGGTTAGTATGCAATATTCAAGACTTTGAAGACTGCATCAACCCATGTAAGGGTTCCACTAGTGGACAAACGTGGGAACAACGTAGAGCCTTTCTCGACGCTTGGAACGAGAACGGTACAATTAAAGATGACGACTAATGGACTTACAAAAAATTGCCACCTATGGAACCGCAGCAGCAGTTGTAGGAACTGGTGCCGTGGTGGGTGGCGGTCAAATTATTGATCAACAGATGGGTGGTCCTGCAAAGAGACAGGAAGTTCAATTACAAGAAATTAGAAAGGTAGTCAGAGAGGAAGTTAGGTCTGCTTTGGAGGAAGCATGGCCTACTCAATCTGGACCAGTCAAGGGTTTGAAATTGGTAACCCCTGATGCCAACAAATAATATCCCACAGATCTATGTTAATGGAACTGGATTGAGACTTATCCAGCCCATAGATACTGGTACAATTAATATTGCAAATATAAACAGACCTTGGATGGCAACCCCTCCACAGGCGATTCCTTTTTCACCACCTGTAACTGTGAACATAGGTACGCCTATCGTAGATATGCCAGGGTGTGTAAAGATAAACAAAGAGAACGCTAAGAAAGATCCATCTAGGAATAAAAATTTAGTCAATGATGACCCCAAGGGTAACGTAGTATTATGTGATAGTGGTATGCCATACTACGAACCACCTGATTATCAGGCGAATGAATTGACATGGACTACAGTATATGGTGAACCAGAAGAAGTTACAGGTGGTGTTGATACAGGTGATCCACCTCCTCCACCAGATTCCAATACTGAACGACCAAATACTCCAGAAGAATATAAAGATCCTGAGTGCCCTGGTCCCAATCAACTTAGAGTGGGTGATGTAACTCAGTCAGGAGATGAGAGGGTGACTGGACACCAGCTAATAACTGATCCAAACAATCCTAAGCAGAAAATTTGTGAGACATTGTACGAATCTACTACAGTTGTAGAGAAATTTTTGCCTTCCGTACCTCA